TTGCAGCATCTAACTCACCCTCAGTAACAACAATACGCTTACCAGTTGTAGGAAATAAATGCTGACCAAATAAAGTGTCAGTTGATTGTCCTTCATAGGTAAATACCTTTTGTTTATTCTTTATTTTGAATCCGCTAAGTACTCCATCGCTTGTGAAATATGGAAAGCGTAAAGTAGCTGCGTCTCTGTAAATCCTGAACTTCTTGCAAGTTTCTGCAGTGAGTCCTCTTCTTTTGAGGGCTTCTGGTTCTCCTCTAAATGTGACATTCGTCATCGTCCGTGGTGATTGTGATTTAAGATTTATACCCTCTGCGGGTGTGTATTTGTGACATGAAAAACAGAACTTGTGACCATCAGAGTAAACTGAATTAGCATCTGATGAGCCACAATAATCACATGGTTCATGTGTCACAAATTCTGAGTCATCCATTATGTTAACCAATCTATTGGTAATGAGTGGTAAGCACACCAAGGGATGTCATGTTTATCACACCACTTAGCATACGTAGTTTTAGAACCTTTAGAAATTTTATTGTAAGGTGCTTGAAACACCATCCTTAAGTCTAAGTCTGGATTATCTCGTTTAACAGCAGCGATTTTACGCCTGTCTTCTGGAGACCAGTATCCTTTTGTTTCAAGGTATACATAGTTTGGCAATATAAAATCAGGGTGGTAATTATGCTGAATGGTATAAGGAACCTTGCAAGATTCGTACTCATATGTAACTCCGAGATTAGTAAGTAAATTTGCTACTTGCTCTTCTAGCTTAGACTTGAATTTAACATTCTTATTCTTATTTTCTTTTAATTGATTATAGGCTCGTTGTGCCCATTCAATAGGGTCTTCTTCAGAAGTCCTCTGTTTCTTCTTCGGCATTTTCTGCAGGTGGTTCACCAGCTTTAAAACCATTCGTCTTACCGAATAGATCTGCTACTTCGTCCTCACCCAGCTCTCCAGAATCGACACCAGCCCCATCAGATTTAACTGACACAACTTGTACGCCAACCAGCTTAAGAGAGCTGCCATAGGTAATCCCGTCCCGTAGAATATAAGGTTTTTGGAAGAAACCCAGTTTAACAGTAGATCCTCCATAAAGCGGTGTTTTAGTATTTGTAACAGGTGTTCCCTCTGTGTCTACCACAGGAGGTCTCTTATCCTCACCCCAAGAGAATTTTAATTTATATTTTCCATCCGAAACTTCTTCCCATGGTGTAGGTTTTAGGGTAGCTCTTTTCGGATTCTTGAGCTTAGACTCAGCCCATTTAAGAACTTCAGCCCTCTCAGTTTCTAGCTTATCGACGACCTTATCATCGACTACAGCCGAGAGTGAATAGCCAAACTTACCAGGTTCTAGTATAGCTTGGAATCCTTCTAGTGTAACAGTATCCGTAACGTGTACGTTCTTAGGCATTTTAACAAAAAAAGTAAGTTGATTCAATAACCGATTCAGGTTTTAAATCACCTATGATCGGTGGTGCTGTCTCTGCTCCTATCTGTTGAGCAAAGTCATTGAGATAATCATGCTCCGCAAATAGGTGCATGTATGTCTCTCTTATTATAGTCGATAATTCCTCCATGTCAACCGCTCGTGTGAGAACGCTGTCATGAATCAAGGCAATAGGCTTATCGAACCTATTAATACTTAAATGTAGTAGTGAAGCATCCAGTGAATGTATAAGATTAGGTGCAGTTGCTGCTCTATGTCTATTAATATCAGCCTCATTATTATCTGTGGCTATTTTTAAACGACACTCACCTAGTAACTGTAATCTAATATCTTTCTTTTCTTTTTTCATGATACGTTGATTCACTACGAACCCAGATGGTGTAACCCATTCTATTTCAGTAGCTCCACGTTTCACAGCTTTAGATACTTCTGTTTCTATCCATTTCATAACTGACATAGGACCAGGGACAACATGTTCCATAGCGTCCCTGACCGCAGTTACAGTAGCTGTTAGATCTTCCTTGTCGATCTCAATTCCTTTTTCCAATAGGGCATCACGAATATATGACCTATTGCTGTAAGGTTTAGCATTGTAGGGTATAGTCATAACTGTTCTTTTAACAGTTTTCCTGTCCATTACTTTCTGTATGTGTACAGGACAATTAGGTTTGGCTACCTCCGCTACAACCTTGTATGCGTCTTGTGGTCTATCAGCAGGCAACACATTGACGAGTTGTGCTGTGCTCCGATCTCGTGCGAGACCTGCGAGAATCTGAAGACCACTACATGTAGCATCCGTAGCAACACATAGACCAGTCGTAATACGAGTATGTTTGATACACACATGGTAATACTCGTCACAGGCTGATAAAAATTGCCACGGTTCGTCCGCTGCTTCCCAGTCACCAAGATTATCTATTGGATCTGTAGCTACTCTGGTAATCAACGGAATGTTCTCATTCGTCCACTCTAACCTTTCAGTCATTGTGGCTTTATCTAAACCATATGTTGTGGCTACTTGGAATGCCAACCATTTCTTGCCCTGATGTGTGATAATCTGCTCATCTGCAAAGCGAATAAGTGCCTTGCCAAAGTCAGTATCTTGAGGTGTAAGAAATGCAGGTATAGGATATGCCCTTCCCCTATAGTCGAACGACCACGGCACGAAGAATTTATCTCTATCCTTAAATCGATTGACTGCCTCCATAGTCATTCTAGTTCTGCAGGATCTTCTAAACTCTGCAGCTCTCTTATTCATTACTTCAGCAGCTTCTCTACGATACTTCTGACGAGCATCCTTGTTATCTGCTATATCAACTGGTTTAGGCGGTAGATCATAATGAATAATAGGTAGAAATTTACCTACAATAATTCCTCTATCTTGGAGCGTCTCTGCGACCATGATTGTGAAAGAATTTAATGTATATGCAACCTTCTGAATCTTATTCAAAAAGGCTAGTGGTGTTTCTCCCTGTATACAGTGGCTATTGCCTCTACGAACTAAGTCATGACCATGCATTACCTCATTTAGCATATATCCTCCAGCAGATTCATTAGTCCAATCTTTAGGAGGTATTAACATAGGCCAAGCTAAAGGTGCGAATAGCTCTGCGTTAGCCATCACATCATCTTTGATGTCCATAAATTCAGGGGTAGGGACAACAAATATGGTATTCTTACGTCCTTGTCTTATGTGTTGCTTCATAAACCAGTTACTAGATTCCATTATACAATCTAATAACCAAGCACCTAGTTTGATTCGTATAGTTCTATTCCATGTTGTCCATTGTTTAACCTCATAACGATTCATCAATGTCTTTATTACAACGAGTTTCTGGTGTGTTCCTATGGATCTATGCCAGTAGTTCTTTTTCAATGTATTCAGTAATCCAGGTGCATGAGTTTCGTAATGTCTCATCTGACATTCATCTTCAATTGCACGTCCAATGGATTCGCATACGTTAACTGCCTGATTACATCCATCTTTATATCCAAATACTTTATCAAATGTTATTTTACAAGCAATAACAGCAGCAGATTCAGCATCCAGAGATGCTAAGTATTTGTGTATGTCCTTGAATGCTACACCATTCTTTCTTTCGTGTATCCTTGAGTTAGTATCTTCTATCCGAGATACCAATCTTGGAAGTAAAGAGTGTATAGAAGATACACCATAAATAGTAGCTGAACCATATGTTTGATTCTCTAATTTAATAGTTTGATCTTGTAACCTTTTAAGACCTTGTTTAATTGCATCACGTTCAAGTTTAACTTGCTCGTCTATCTGTTCTGTTGTAGGTTGCATGATCATGGAGTTCATCGTTTACTTGTGAGATCAATAACCTCCTTATTTCGTGGTAGTGTGGATGATCTGGTGGGATAGCATTAACTGCGTCCTCAAAATAATCATATACTTTAGATAAACTGTCCGTCATCATAATCGTCCTCCTCAATGTATGGGTTGTCAAAGTCTTCTGTATCCCAGAAGTTATCTGGTGGTTTTATTGCGTCCTCGTTAGAGACAAGATACTCTTCTTCGTGATCTTTAATCATATGTCTAGGTTTCAGTACATTAACTGCTTCATTATTACATATAGTGTAGATCTTAGGGTTATCATCCCATGATTTACCAACAGTCCCTTTCTCTATATATTTAACTGCAGCCTGGTAACTGCAATACACCTTTTCACTGATAGCACCAGTATTAATGTCTTCCTCCCTGATAATACAATCTACTGATGATGGTAACATCCAACCATTAACTTTCCATTCAGTAAATTCTTTATAAGTTATAGGTATAAAGAAATTGTCCGGCGATTGTGAATAAGCTTTCCAATTATTAGGAAAGTATTTCTTTTTATTAGACATATTATTCCCCGTATGGATTTTGTAATGCTGCACTTAAATCATCTAATGGTACGATATCAGATATTCTAGTACCTTCTATTCTAGCATGAGCTTCAGCTAGCCATGCAACTTCTTCGGCATCCTTAGCATTTAATATAATGCATCCATGATTATCTTCAAAGTGACATGCATACCTATTCATTTAAGTTTCCTCAGTAGTTGTTTCGTCCTTTTTCTTGCTTGTCGGATTGCCTGTGGCTTTTTTCGTCCTTTGTCTTTTCGCCGAACGTCCGCGTTTTTGTGTTTTAGTTGTAACGTACTGTTCATTGTCTAACTCCTTTAATAAATCTTGATACTGTTTAACAAGATCAGGATCTCCTTTCTTTGCATAGTTAACTAACCACGCCATGACAGCGTTATAGAATAACCACTCTCTAGTCTTCACCTTTGAATTCCTCCTGTAATACTTTAAGTCTGTCCTTGTTTTGTGATATAACATCTATCTGTTCCTGAATAGTTTCCATGATATTAGGATGATCTCCAACACCAACAGGATTATTCAGTAATACATAGACATTCATTTTAGCCATTGCTATTTTAGCATGACAGTCCTTGACTAAGGCTGCAATCATGTCGTATTTCATTAGTACCTCTCTGGTATGTCTTTGTAATTATCTAAACTATCAAGATCACCTCCATGATGTTCAACACTGGTTGGTCTATCACTAACCTCATCAAATGATATAGACACAATTGGAAATGCGTCCTTGAGTTTGTGAGTGAAAGCCCATACCATATCTTTTACATCTAATGGCGAGCGCACCACGATTGTGAATTTATACTGTTTCATTAGTGTGCAATGTAAGGTGAATCATAAGGTTCTTCTAACCATACATAATCTATACATACAGCTTCAGCCATTTGTTCTACATCTCTAGCTGCATCAGCAAGATCATAGTCATCACGTATAGTAGTTTTTAATAAAAAGAATGCTGTTCTACTCATCTTCTACTGCATCCTTAACTTTACTAACTCTTTCTAAGAAATACTCTTTCATAGGTGCATCTTCTAATACATATTCAAAGTAATGTTCAATAAATG